TTCCTCCTGTAAGAGAATAAGTATCTAATGTTGCTGTTGCAGTCGCAACATTTCCAGTTCCTGTAGGTAAAGCAAATGTAATTCTTGGAGCTCTCTTATAAAATACTCCTCCAGTTGTCCCTCCTGGATATAAGTATTCTACAGCACCCGTATCAATAGTTGCAGAAATAACACTTACCCCTGCTCCAATTGGACTCTTAATAGTAGCAGTTGCTGCAGCACCTACATGTGTGGGAGTCTCAAAGGTTACTGTAGGTGCCGTCACATACCCTCCACCTGCTGCGGAAATCGTTACAATACCAACTGCACCAGTTGATGCGATACCAACCGTTGCAGCTGCTCCTACACCTGTCTTATGGACGAATGCAATACCAGGAGCAACAGTATATCCAATACCAGGATTTCTTAATTCAACACCCTGAACTTTATTAACCTTGACTCCATCACAATCAATAATACTATCGATTAAAGTTGCAATTCCTACTGCATCAGTTCCTCCAGATGGTGCTGAGGAAATAGCAACTCTTGGTGCTGTAGTATAGTTATATCCTCTATTTTCTATAGTAATAAACCTTACTGCTTTATTAACCACTCCCGTATATGCAGTGGCAGTAGAAGCAGTTCCTACCATAGTAAGAGATTGAATGTAACCTTTATCAACTACATTATCATCAATATCTGCAATACCAACATCAACCACCTCATCTTCATATCTAAAGAGTTCACATCTTAATTCATAAACATAATTCTTTTGAAGCTGATAGAATGGTTTTTCATGCTCTACAAATTTAATTTCAAATAAGCGATCTCCTAATGGAAACCAAATTAAATCTCCTTCTTTTGGTCTAGTTGCTAATTCTATATTAGGTATATTTTTAATAAGGGGTGTTATATAACTTTCATATCTTTCTTGGGAAATAACCAGAACAAGATCATCAAGATCTTGAATTCCAAATTTAGACATGATGGTTCCCAAACCTTCATATCCCTCATAATTATCTACATATGCTTCCAAAGGATAAGCATCAGTAAATTTAGATTCAATTACTTCTCTTATTATTGTATTTTTGGTTATATATTGTCTGGGTATATAATATATTTCTACACCATACATGCGTAGTTGTTCATTCACCAAATCTTGAATAAGATTCTGTTCTGTTGCTGACCCTTGTTGAAAATATGGATTAAGTACCATAGCACTAACCTATCATATCTAAAGGTGGAAGTTCATAAGTACTAGACATTCTCTCCCTAATTCGTTCTATTTCTTTTTCACCATCATCATATATTTGTCTTCCATTTAATTCCACACCACCTGGAAGTTTTACTCCACCAAATTTAATTAAATTTTGACCCCATTGTCTTTTTAACAATGCAGTAAAATAAAGTTTTAAGAAAGAATCATTCCAAACCCTTGAAAAATCATTTGGATCAAGAAGTCTATAACAATCCATAATAATATAATCATTCTTTGCCATACTTCCCCAATCAATATCAAGATATAATCTATCCATTCTTTGATTAAATCTTATTTGTTTTTGAGTTGTTAATAAAAATTCAATATCCTCCAGATAAGTTTTCACCATTGCATATGTTAAAATTTCAGTAGATCCCCAATAGTAAATATCATTAAGGAACATTTGATATTTCACACTAAACATATTATTAGTAACAGTATTAGTTCCATCAAAATGAAATATCTTTGTCACTCCAATAACTGAAGGAGGGACTTGTAGATAATTACTATTTTCTTCCCAATCAAAATTTACTGTTGATCCATCAATAGTTGCACTAGCAGTTGTTGTAGTTATTCCTGCAGTATTGTCGCCACCTCTTGCTCTTCCCCTATCAATATCATCTTGTGTAATTTTATATTTTAAAAATGCTTGAGCTACACCATCAAAGTGCCTCTCATGGAAATATTGAAGAGCATCATCTAGAAGATCTCCTACTTGCTCCTCGGCAACATTGATTTCCAAGACAGGAGCACCCAGTTGCCTCTTAGCGTAATCAATTAATTCTGACCTGGTACTAGGCTGCGACATCTATTTAGTATATTTAAATTATTTATGGTGCTGAAGCAATTCCTGCTTTGACAAGAACATTTCCAGATGCAATACTATAAACTGTAGAACTAGAACTTACTAAAACATTATATACGTATCTACCTTCCGATAAATTTCTAGTTATAGCAGGTTGTAAAGTTAGATCAAATTTTCCTCCCGCAGCACTTGTAAATCCAACAGTAAAAGTTGCTTCAGCACCTATAGTTGCTCCAACAGCAACACTTTTTGCCATTTGTGCCGATCCACTCCAACTTGAAAAATCAAAAGCAGTACCACTTGGATTTGTAATAGTAAAAGAATCTTTAAAATTTGCTCCAGTATTAATTACTAAATTAACACCTTGAGAAGTTCCTGCATTAGGATCAAATTTAAATGAATGACTTGCCATTAGATACTCCTCTCCGCTAATCCTTTAAGTAAAGATTTAATTTCATTTAACTCTGTTTTAATAGAATCAAAATCATTCTCTAGATCTTCAATTCTGTCACTTTCCTTTTCTTGAAATTTCTTTCTAGAAAGATATGAATCATACTCTAATGTATTATCATTAATAATAGCTTTTGTGGTAGAATCTCTAAAAAGAGAACTATCTCCCTCAACTGGAATTAAATTTCTTTTCATTTTATGCAAGTGCAATAACCCTCAGATCTTGAATAATTGGCACAATCGATTGACTTGTGGATGTCATAACTAATTTAATTCTAGCAACTTTAAATGATGGTAATTCATCAATTGTCCACTCATACTCTCTAAATGATCTAGGACCAGGTACATAATCATAAAAATCATTTTTCGCTATAAGAGTATCAGGAGATCCTGTATTCTTAGAAGAATCAATTACTCTCCCATCCGTAAGATTTGAATGTCCGGGGAATGGAGTGAAACTAATATCACCATCTACACTATTATGAATTTGATAGAATGCTCTAATATCATTTTCCTCACTAATAGATGCAGTAAGCATTACCTTTATAGCAGTTGCTGAATTTGTTAAAACTACAGGTTTTGAAACATAAAAACATTTGTTTGGATCATCCACAATAGTATTTGATCTCTTATCATTTACATAATCAGTTATAGGTCTATTTACTCTGTTTGAAGTAAATATAATATTCGTTCTTGTAAGATCAATTTGTGGAGAAAGTTTTGAATCAGAACTTATCAAATTCATATTCATAGTAAAAGACTTTTTCCCAGGAAGAGTAGTAAGTCGAGCATCTTCATTTACTTTAGAAGCAACCATTCTTGGAGAAGAAAAATAATTAAGAGCATTTAAAGTAACTGGTTGGAAACCTTTATCAACATAAGGAGATTCAGTTCCATCAATACTCTTAGCAGAAATTGTTCTTACTGAAGACGACACCGTTGTATATACCGGAGTAATAGTCACTATTTCTGGAGTTATAATTTCAAAGGGAACATTATAAGTTGCCTTAACGTTAGACCCTCCAAAAGATCCAGTTTCATTGAAAAGAAGACTAGGCCAACCAACAGTTCCGGTTCTATCTGTTATATTAGTTCCTGAAGAATCATCAACTTTTAAGTAGAAATAATCAAGTCCTATTTGCTCATCAATACTGCCTTCATTTAAATCATGAGTCTTATTAATTCTCAGAAGAGATACCCCATTCATTTCATACTTATGAACTCTTTGTCCATTCGTATACGCAAAGGACTTTGTTCCATCAATTTCTCTTGTAACTCCAGTCAACTCATTTGAAGCATGTCCAGTATAGCTAATAATTTCATTTCCAATTTTAATATATCCAGGATTAGTGGCTCCAACAGCAACATTTTCAAATTCTGTAAAGTTTGCAGTACTTGCAAGAGAAATATTTCCCGTACTAGAAGCAGAATAATCTGTATTTATCTCTGTTGGTATAATATTACCCTGTGCATTTGATACAGTAACCTTATTAACATCTGAATGCATTCCATGATTTCTCATATCTATTTTAAAATGCAATCCATCATGCACTTCTTCTACAGGTTGTGTTACAATAACACCACCAGAATATGCACTATTAAGAGTAGTAGTAAGACCAGCAGAAGTTTGATATGTTAATGTATATCCTGCACCAACTGTAAACGTTCCTTGAACATTATTTACAATAAGTTCATTAAAACCATCAATTTGACTAACACTTAATCTAAGATCTCTTCCCACAGAAGCAATGCCAATTGATGACACTGTTAAATAATCCCCAACACTATATCCTGTTCCTCCATCTGATACAGTTGCTGCTACTGCAACACCGGCACTAATTGTTATATTAGCAGTTCCATTTTTTCCAGTTTCACTATTAAGATTAGTTAATGTTAAATTAGAATAAGTAGTTGCTCCAGAACTTGGAGTATATCCAATACCAGCATTTGTAATCTGCAGAGTCTTAGCAGTACCAGCAGAACCTACATAATTTGCAGTT